CGGAAAAGGAGCTTCTGCTGAAGAGATTGCAGCTTTTGACCTAGAGAATAGGCCATACTGGATAGAGATAAAAAACCAGTTCACCGACGACGAACTCAAACTGTTTAGATATCACTGGGCTAGAATTATCTCACAGTTTCGCGACGACGTTATACCAACAGAAGAACTACAAGTTGTCGATCTAATCAAGCTAGAACTACTCATGAATAGATCATTAAAAAATAATAAGTCAAACATAGAGCAGATATCTGCGTTAGAGGCTCTGATACAAGCTGAGAGAGCGAGAGACCCAGACCAGCAAGATGTAGACATGGTTTTCAATATGGAGCGTCAGGTTGCTTCTCTGAGGGCTTCACAGGAATCTCTCAACAAAGACTACCGAGAGCTACAAACGAAGAAGAACTCCATGCTTAAAGAGATGAAGGCAACTAGAGAGCAGAGAGTAAAAAGACTAGAAGATAGCAAACAAAGTCTGATTGGCTGGATAGGCTTCTTAATGACAAACCCAGATATAACTAAGCAATATGGTGTTGAAATGGAGAAGATGAGATTGGCAATGATTAAAGAGAGAGGTAGATTAGGAGAGTATCACAAGTACACAGACGGTCAAGTAGATCAACCATTTTTAAACTCTGACACGATTAAGGAATAAATATGAAGACGGCTATAATCTTTGGTGTTACAGGACAGGACGGCAGTCATTTAGCAGACCTGCTACTAGACAAAGACTATTATGTTTACGGAGTTAGCAGGCGAACCAGCACTGATAACACGACACGTATTTCACACCTAAGTAGTAATGAAAGATTTAAATTGCTTGAGGGAGACATCACAGACCCTTCAAGTGTTATAAATTCATTATCTTACCACGGAAATGTAGATGAAGTCTACAACTTGGCCGCCCAATCTCATGTCGCGGTGTCTTTTAATCAACCGGGATTGACTTGGGATATAACAGGTAAAGGATGTTTGAATATATTGCAAGGCTTGGTAGATCTAAGAATGACTAACACTAGATTTTATCAAGCAAGTAGTAGTGAGATGTTTGGTAGCAACTATGACATAGAGGTTGGTATGACATCTGAAAGCAAATACCAGAACGAAGACACTAAATTCCTACCTCAAAGCCCATATGCTATTGCTAAATGTGCCGCTCACTATATGACTAGATTGTATAGAGAAGGGTATGGACTACATGCTAGCGCCGGTATACTGTTTAATCACGAAGGACCACGTAGAGGAGAAAAATTTGTAACGAGAAAGATTACAAAATGGATCGGAGAATTTGTAAAAAGTGGTAAAAGAGCAGACTTTCCTCAGTTACGTTTAGGTAATCTAGATGCCTTCAGAGATTGGGGATATGCAGGAGACTATTGTGAAGCGATGTGGATGATGCTACAGCAAGACTGTCCCGATGATTATGTGATATGTACCGGTCGCACACATACCATTAGAGAATTCTTAGATGTGGCGTTTAGGGAGATAGGTATTGAAGACTGGTCTGATCTAGTTGTACAAGACCCAGAATTCTACAGACCAGCAGAGGTAGATTACCTACGAGGGGATTGCACTAAAGCCAATGAAAAACTAGGTTGGACTCCAAAGCACTCATTCAGAGATTTGGTCAAAATGATGGTACAACATGACATACAATGAAAATTTACAAAGTTCATGTATGCATGATTGCTGTAATAGCCAGACTTAAAAAGTTCTCACTAGAGGAATATAATTCATCACAACCTATAGTTTTCATAGAAGCAAGAGATCCAGATGGAGCGTGCTACTATGCAACTCATAGGTTAACAAACATACTCCTTAAAAAAGATCATTCAATAGAAAATATAAACTTTGTAAAAGAAATAATGTACGACGTTAGAATAATTAAGGTGGAGTGTCCTAGATGAGAAGAAACTACGACGATGAAACATATAGAAGATGGAGAATTCATATATATAAAAGGGATAAGTTTAAGTGTCAGATGCCGGGATGCTCTAGAACAAGACCCCTAAATGCTCATCACATACAAAAATGGGCTAATGCATCTACACTAAGATATGAAGTTGACAATGGAATAACGCTGTGTAAATATTGCCATCAGAAAGTAACCGGCCACGAACACCATTATCAAGGTCTATTTCAAAGTATAGTGAGAAAAAACAATGGATAAATATATAAAAACCCCACCTTATACTGTCGTTAGAGACACTAGGGAGCAGCAAGGTTATTTTTTTAAAAAGTTCAATACATGTAATGGTACAGTACAAAAGAAGCTTGACACAGGCGACTACTCTATACTGGGAATGGAAGATAAGGTCTGCATAGAAAGAAAGGCTAGTGTTTCAGAAATAGCATTAAATCTAGGAAAGGGCAAATACGCCTTTTATAATGAAGTAGAAAGAATGAGAGAATATGAACATAAATACATTGTTTGTGAATTCTCTATGGAAGATGTGTTAAAATTTCCAGAGGGCGCTAAAATCCCTCAAGCCTTGAAGAGTAAAGTTAAAATAACCGGAAAGTACATTCTAAGATGCTTAATGGAGTTTGCTGTATTTAACGACGTACATGTTATATTTGCAGGTTCAGAGTCTGGAGCATTTCATTTAACCAGCAGTTTGTTAAAAAGAATCAATGAAAAATACACTATAGGGCGAAAATCATGACTATTAACAGAGATGTTATATCTGAGATTCATTCATATGGAATTGATGTAAAGAATAGGGAGATTTATATAAATGAATTTGACGACTCAGGAGAAAGCGCTGGTGTAGAACACCGCATGTTACAGAATTTTTATAAAAATATAAACTTTCTAAAAAATATAAGCAAAGAACCCATAACAATCTATCTACAAACAGTGGGTGGTTGTTGGTATGCTGGCATGGGTATTTACGACGCAATCAATAACTGTAAATGTAAAACCACGATGGTAGGATATTCTCAACTATGCTCTATGGGGTCTATCATAATACAGTCTGCAAACAAGAGACTACTAACCCCTAATTCCGTATTCATGTGTCACTATGGGTCTAGCGACTTGACCGGAGACTATCTTAGCGCACAGAACTATTCAGTAGTAGATAAGAAAAATGCAGAAACTATGGTTTCTATATACGCGGAGAAATGCCATAAATACGGAGATTATTTTAAAGAAAGAGAATATAACTTATCTAAGACAAAATCCTTTATAAAAAGAAAAATGAAAGACGGAGACTGGTATATGAGTGCTGAAGAAGCAGTATATTATGGGTTTGTGGACGGATTGTATAAATGACTAAAAAACTAAAACAAATAGATGAAGCTTGGTTAAAAATAGATGTTGATGAAAAGACTATTATTAACCCTATGGATATACTAAACTCATCAGAAGATGACTACCACTTAAAGTTAACGTGGCTAATGACACGTCCAGAATATTTCTCTTTTCTTGTCAAGCATATATTCAATATACAATTATTACCATCCCAAGCTCTTATACTACATGAGCTATGGAATAGAAAGTTTCCAATGCTTATAGCGAGTCGTGGATTTGGTAAGTCATTCATGCTTTCTTTATATTCAATGCTACGGGCATTACTTCTACCTAAACGAAAAGTGGTTGTCGTCGGCGCTGCATTTAGACAATCCAAGGTTCTGTTTGAATACATGGAAACTATATGGAACAATTCTCCAATTTTAAGAGATTTGTGCGATGGTAATTCTGGCCCTAGACGAGACGTGGATCGTTGTGTCATGCGGATTAATGATAGTAGGGTTACTTGTCTACCACTTGGTGACGGCCAGAAGATTAGAGGTCAACGAGCCAACGATATTATATCTGACGAATTTGCATCTATTCCGCGAGACATATTCGAGACCGTTGTCGCTGGTTTTGCCGCTGTTAGTTCAGACCCCATCGAGAATGTAAAACGACTTGCTAGAGAGAAGAAGGCGAGAGAGCTTGGAATAGAACTAGAAGACAAGGATGAAAATAAGGTAGAAGATAAAGACAACCAAATTATCCTCAGTGGAACTGCATACTACGACTTTAATCACTTTGCAGCATACTGGAAAAGGTGGAAATCTATTATAAAAAGTGGCGGAGATCACAATAAGCTTAGAGAAGTCTTCGGTGGAGATGACGTTCCAGAAAATTTTGACTGGACTGAGTACTCTATAATGAGAATACCCTATGAATTATTACCAGATGGCTTTATGGACTCCGCACAGGTCGCTAGATCGAAGGCGACTGTTCACGCCGGTATTTACCAAATGGAGTTCGGTGCCGTGTTTACACGCGACTCAGAGGGCTTCTTTAAGAGGTCATTAATAGAGTCATGTGTAGTAGACGATAAAGAAACTATAAAAGACTCTAAAGGTAATGATATTATTTTTGAAGCAAAATTAATTGGTGATAAAAATAAGAGATACGTATTTGGTGTTGACCCCGCATCGGAGGTTGACAACTTTAGTATTATTGTCTTAGAATTAAATGACGATCATAGAAAAATTGTATACTGTTGGACTACCAATAGATCTGAACATAAAGAAAAAGTAAAAAGAGGATATTCAACAGAGACTGATTTTTATGCATATTGCGCTAGAAAGATTAGAGACTTAATGAAACTCTTTCCTTGTGTACATATTGCTATGGATGCTCAGGGTGGAGGTATAGCAGTTATGGAGTCATTGCACGACAAAGACAAAATAAAAGAAGACGAAATAGCTATATGGCCTGTTATAGATGAAGATAAACCCCAAGACACAGATGATCAAAGAGGTTTACACATACTAGAAATGTGCCAATTTGCTAAATACGATTGGTTAGCAGAAGCAAATCACGGGCTAAGAAAAGACTTTGAAGACAAAGTAATTCTATTTCCGATGTTCGATTCTATATCTGTAAGTATGTCTAGCATACAAGACGAAATGAAAGGCAGAATGTTTGACACCCTTGAAGACTGCGTTCTAGACATTGAAGAATTAAAAGATGAATTATCTATGATACAGATGACTCAGACTGCTAGTGGTAGAGACAGGTGGGATACCCCAGAAGTTATAGTTGCAGCTGGTAAGAAATCTAAGATGAGAAAAGACCGTTACTCTGCGTTAATTATGGCTAATATGGCAGCCAGAATAATCGCCAGAACTCCCGACAAAGAAGACTACACTTTTTACGGCGGCTTTGCTGCGATGTCAGAAAAGTCTAAGAAAAAAGACCCCTCAAGTAAATTATACAATGGTCCCGCATGGTTTTCAGATAATATGAAAGATATCTACTAATTTGTGTATAATATAGTAATGCAATTGTAATTGTATTATATACCAATAGTAATCACTATTATCTTGGAGATTTCATGAAAGACGATAAATCTATTATAACTTGGAGCGACTCTGACTCTTCTAGTAAAGAAAAAGCTTTTGCTCAATTTGCTGAAGCTGGCGAAAACTACACAGGTGTATCTAGAGCTAATCACTACAGAGAATTCAAAGACATAGAAAGCAGTAGAAGCGTCCGTCCGGGACATAGCTTTAGAGATTACTATGCATTTAGACCGGAAGAGCGACCGCCATCTAAACAAAAGAGAATAATTAAAATGTGCATGGATGCCTACGATAAAGTTGGTATCGTTCGCAATGTCATTGATCTAATGGGTGATTTTGGATGTCAGGGTGTAAGTATAGTACATGAAAACAAAAGTGTAGAAAAATTCTACCAACAATGGTTTAAAAAAGTTAACGGTAAAGAGAGGTCAGAAAGATTTCTAAATACACTATACAGAACAGGCCAAGTAATTGCATATAGAAGTTTTGCTAATATTACTCCAGATATAGCAAAGTATATAAAGTCTATGGGTTCTGAGATTACCGTGGAGGTGCCTAACTTTGAAAAGAATGTTATACCTTGGAGGTATACTTTTTTTAATCCCTTAACTATAGAAGCGAAAGATGGAAACATTAATCTTTTCTTGGGCAAGAGAGACCTAGAAGTTTCAGTAAATACTTTTCTTGACAACTTTAAAGATGGAAATGTATCGGAGAAGATTCTAAACTCACTACCTCCAGATATTCAGTCAAAAATAAGAAAAGGCGAAAGAAAAATCAGCCTAGATAAAGAAAGGCTATCAGTCTCGTTTTACAAAAAAGACGACTGGAACAACTGGTCCAATCCTCTAATCTATGCGATTCTAGATGATATAATCATGCTAGAAAAGATGAGACTCGCTGATATGTCTGCATTAGATGGTGCTATTTCTAATATAAGACTATGGACCTTGGGTGATTTAGATTATAAAATACTACCAAACAAATCTGCAATCAATAAATTAAGAGACATTCTAGCGAGTAACGTCGGGGGCGGTACTATGGACTTGGTTTGGGGTCCAGAGCTAAAATTCACAGAAAGTCAGTCGCAAGTTTATAAGTTCTTAGGCTCTGAAAAATACCAGTCAGTTCTTAATAGTATATATGCTGGCCTCGGTGTTCCTCCAACACTAACTGGGATTGCCGGTCAAAGCGGTGGATTCACCAATAACTTCATATCCCTTAAAACGTTAGTGGAGAGACTTCAGTACGGAAGAGATCAATTAACAGCCTTCTGGGAAAAAGAATGTGAGATTGTCAGAAAAGCTATGGGCTTTAGGAAATCTCCATACATTGTTTATGATCAAATGAGCCTTTCTGATGAATCATCTGAGAAAAATTTACTAATACAACTTGCAGACAGGGACATCATATCCCATGAGACAATCCTAGAAAGATTTAAAGAAATTCCACAGGTTGAAAAAATGAGGCTAAAAAGAGAAGATAAGGATAGAAATAAAGAAAATCTTCCAGAAAAAGCTAGCCCGTTTCATAATCCAAATCACCAAAAAGATATGGAAAAAATTGAAAAACAAGGCGAAATAAATGAAAAGATACAAGTCAAGAAAGAGTCACAAAAACCAGTAAATCCGAATGGAAGGCCGCAAAACAAGATAGACGAAGGCCCAAGAAAAAAAAGAACTGAAACCCCTAAATCAAAACCGGGTGTTGCAGAATTAATTGTTTGGGCTAACGAAAAATATGAAACAATATCAGCGCTAATAAATAATGCTTACTTATCTTCTCAGGGAAAAAAGAACATGAGACAGTTAACGAGAGCTGAAGTGAAAGATATTGAACAACTAAAACTAGACATTCTATCTAACATAAAACTCTTAGGTGAATGTAGCGAAGAAGAAATAGTAAATTGTATAAATCGTAAAGTTGCCACCCCAAATTCTTTGAGGAATTCTTTAAAATCTCAAAATATTAACCCAGAAAAGATGAACTTAGAAGATTACAAAAGACGTGCAATTTCCGCATTTATAGAGTACTCTCTGGGTAGTTAATCGGTGCTTTTATAAAAAAAATTATTTTTTTGTGTATATTATCTTTAGAGGTGAACTATGACAATAAAAATATATCAACATGAAATAAACGATGGTATTGGCGAACTCGTTAAGAGTACCGCCAGTGTTGCATATTGCTCTGAGGCATCAGTAAAAACAAATGTAACTGAAGCTGATGTTGTACACGCCGCTCAGAAAATTGTTGCAGAAAACAAAGATCAAATAGATCTATATTATTTAGAATCTGTACTGGTTTCTTGTGGTTGGAATAAGAATGATGACGTGTTCATGCCAGAGGCAACTTGGGCAGCAAGAAATACACCAGAAGATAAACAGTTTAATTTTATGCACGATGAAAACGATATCATCGGACATATTACTGGTAGTTATGTTTTAACTAAAGACGGAAAGGCCGTTGCAGATGATTCTGAAATGCCTGAAGATTTTGACATCATTACTCAAGCTGTTCTTTACAATAGTTGGACTGGTGAAGAAAATAGAGAAAGAATGGAGAAAATAATCTCCGAGATAGAAGAGGGAAAGTGGTATGTTTCAATGGAATGTTTATTTGCTGGATTTGATTATGCATTGTCGAATGAAGACGGTGTTAAAAAAATCTTAGCAAGAGACGAAGAGTCCGCCTTCCTTACGAAACACCTTAGATCATACGGTGGGAATGGAGAGTACGAAGGATATAAGATAGGCAGAGCGCTGAAAAATATCTCTTTCTCTGGTAAAGGCTTGGTCTCTAAGCCCGCCAACCCAAGAAGTGTAATTTTAAACAGTGTAGCATTTAATTTAGATGATAACTCTAACTTCGACATAGGAGAATTTAATATGTCTGATAACTTGCTAGAAAAGCAGCTAGAAGAAGTTCGCGCTGAACTTGTTACTGCTAAAGCGGAAAACGATGCGATTAAAGCTAAAATTGAAGAAGCAAAAGATAAAGAGTTTGCTTCCAAAGTCGAGGCTTTTGAAGCTGACATTGAAGCTAAAGATAGCAGCATTGCTGAACTAGAAGAAAGCATCAAGAGTACTCAAGCTCGTGTTGCAGAATTGGAAGATGCTCTTGCTAAATCTCAACAAGACTTGGCATCTGCTAAGGAGCATGTAGAAGAGATGAAGAAGAAAGAAAAGATGGAGAAGCGTAAAGCTGCTCTTGTAGAAGCTGGATTTGAAGCAGAAGACGTAGAAGATGCACTAGCTGCATTTGACGGGCTTGCTGACGAAGCGTTTGATTCTGTTGTCGCTATGTATGGCAAGAAAGAGAAAGTCAAAAAAGACAAAGAAGCAGAAGCTGGTATGCCTCCTGAAATGAAGGAAGCAATCGAAAAAAAGAAGAAGGAAAAGGAAGCTAAAGCTGACGACGAGCAAGCTGAAGCTGAAGCTACCCCAGAACTTCTTGAAGACCTAGAAACTTCCGAGGCAACTCTTATTGAAACTGTTCCCGGAGAAGATGAGATAGAATCCACTAGAGCTAGTATTTCTGACTGGCTTTCTAAGAACGTACTTTCAACTAAGTAATTTTAATAGGAGAATAAAACTATGGCTCTTAAAGCAGATAGATATGAAGAATCAACAGATATCAGCTTTTTTTATAATGCTGGTACCGCAACCCGTGGTGGCGTTGTTCTGATCGACGCAGCTAACGCTTCAGGTGCAGCTATGGATCAGGGTGCTAATCTTGTTCAATATGCAGCTGCGACGACAGGCACTGTACCAGTTGGTATTTTGCTAAATGACGTTGTAAACAAAGACCTAACTAGAACTCATCTTAACCAATACAAAGATGAAATTCAGCAAGGTGGCAAGGTAACTGTCATGACCCGTGGTTGGATTGTTACTAATAGCATTGACGCTGTTACCATCGTACCCGGCGAAGTCGCTTACGCATCAGCTTCTAATGCTGGTAATCTTACCAATGTTTCGACAGCTGGACAGGCGGTCGGTCGTTTCATGAGTCAGCAAGACTCAGATGGCTACGCCAAAGTCTACGTTAACCTTCCACTTGCCTAAATAAATAAATAGGAGATAAATATAATGTCATATACAGAAAGACCTAGCGAAGAATTTATTTCAATGCTTCGCAAATGTGGCGATGCTAATATGGACGTTGCTCTTGCAGCTCAGAGAGAATTTGCTCAAGCTCTTGAACTACCTCTCCGTAAAGGCGTTCTTCTTGGAAATATTCTCGGTAATATTTTTGAGACAATCAACGTAGAACCCGGTGGAAGCACCGAGTACCCACTGGATCTTCTAGCTCCGGGACTTGAGGGTGAGCATGTTGCTTACACCAATCCGGGACACGGACGTATTCCTGAGCGTGCGGTCGAGAGCGATTACGTCATGATTCCAACCTACTCAATCGCTAGCTCGATTGATTTCTTGCTTCGCTATGCTCGCGAAGCTCGTTGGGACATTACCGCTCGCGCTATGCAAGTTTTGGAAGCTGGCTTCGTCAAGAAAATGAATGACGACGGATGG